CTTTGGTTCAAAGCCCCATTTATGCTTGAAATATTCAGTATTCTTTTTTAAAAGCGCATCACTATTCTCAATAGCTTGTAATGTGCCTCTTCCAAAATGATGTACAAAAGCATTACCAATAGCAACCCCTTCATAACCAGCTTCTCTTTCTAAAGACATTAATAAATCACTATCATCCCTCCAGAAAGGATTATAATGCTCATCCCATGGCCTGCTTCTGCCAAGAGAAGCTAATGCCTTCCTTGTAAACATCCAATGATCTCCTTTAACATACGGAGATACAAAGTTCATTGTATACGCTCTAACCTTATCAGCATATGCTGTCAGCATCGCATCTTCATAACAAAACTCAAAATACAATTCCCAATTTTTAGGATGGTCACATAAAGCATCCCAATATTTCTCTACTTTACCCCGCGCACTAGCAATTAATTTCCATGCGTTATTATCTCTTAAATAACTTTCGTGAAAATAATCTATACCACTAACTACACCTACATGTTCATTATGTTTTAAATAATATACTAGAAAATCCATCCATCCCCAGGGAATAATAACATCTATACATAATTCAGCAATCCATTTTCCAGAACTTGCCTCATATCCATTATTTAACGCAGTTGATAATCCTATGTTTTTTTCATGAGTAATTAAAATACATTTTCGTTTTTTAGCCTCAAATTCGCTTTTTGCAAAAGCCAAGTAGTCTTTCGTTTCCTGATTGCTGCCATCATCAACTAAAATTACTTCATGCGCATAACTGCCATTTCTTAATAAATAATATAAACACATTTTTGTGTATAATAAACTTCTTGCATTAATACTATAAATAGGAACTATTACAGATACAAAATCATCAGGGCTTTCAGGCAGAATATTAAAATCAATTCCCCCCATAATTAATTTTCCTTTCTCTATCTACAATATCTAATAAATACTGAGCTCTTTTTTCAGAAGTATGATATAAACACAACCGCTCTTTTCCTTGTTTTCCAATTAATTGTCTTTCTGCATCATTTTTAAGATAATAGACAATTTTATCTACTAAATGATCTAAATTATTCTGATCATAATAGTCAATATTAATACCTTCTGTAAAAGCATTCGGAATAACTAAATCTATTCTATCAGATAAAACTAATCCAGAAAAAGAAACTGCTTCCCACGCTCTCACAGTATCCACACCATGTCCACGACATATTATATTAATCTTAGCACGAGACATACAATCTAAATACTCTTTATATCCCATCATAGCATCTTTACTATTGCATCGGGCAACAATATTAAAATCTTTAAGCTTTGTTGCCTCTACTAATTTGTCTCTTACTTTTTCTCTTAATGGATGAGTCCATCCTACAGAATAAAAAACATCAATATCTTTAATTGAACTATCAGGATAATCATAACATACAGAAGAAAAAGGTAATGGATATATCCCTGGCTCGTTTCGAAATAACTCTCTTTTAAAAGCAAAATCAACTCTAAACTGCTGAATAATATCATCTCTTATTATATCACTATCTTCTCCATCCATAAATACTAATGGGTGCGGATTGCAAAATTCTTTAATAGTTTTTAAAGCATTTATCGCATACGTTCTTGGTGATGCTAAAATAAATAAATCTATTTCATGCAGCCTTGTTTTTATCTCCTCAATAATCCATGTGTTTCTCTTTCTTTTTTTCATATAAGCACCTGGAGCTGTATATCCTCTTTTACCATCATCTAAAATATACCAATCATCAACCGCTCCCCAATAACATCTTTTTTCTGGATATACAATTACATTATCCTCTCCCAATAATGTACATAAACCATCATAAATTTGGTATGCCAAAAAATCTTGCTCTGGGTGGTCTAGGTACAATACTTTCAACGTGTTCTACCTCCTTACTCTTTATTTCTTTTTCAAAGCAACATTGAAAGAAAACTGATTTTTGAAAGAATCATAATCTGTTACCTCTACTAGATCAGATAAAACACTTAATATTTCTTCTTTAAATTCTTTTGCAGTATAAAAAGAAACATGAGATTTATCCCACTGAAATATCTCATAAGCTGCATCAGGCATAATTATATAAATACCACCGCCAGGCTTGACAATACGAATCCATTCTTTTAAAACACCAATAGTATTGTCCATATGTTCAAGCACATGCGCTGCTATAACAAACCCCATTGTGTTTTGATTGAAAGGAAGCTTCTCCCCCTGCCATGTTAAATGTGGATGATAAGAGCCGCCATACTCTGGATGACATTCTCCAAAGTAAGAATCAATTCCAATCGCCCAGGGAGAGCATGCCTGGCCACAGCCGATATCGCATCCTATCTCTCCTTTTTTTGCATGATGTAAAGCCCAATAAAGACAAAAAGCCCGCTGCTGATCACCACAGATATTGTCCTTTAGATTGAAATTTAAAAGATAAGGGTGTTTACAACTGAAATATTCGAACTTAGGGAAGTTTTCTAAAATATTTTCATATCCAATATTAATATCGATGTTCAGGGGAAACCTCCTTTGGTTGACCAGAAGCATCAAGCCATGTCAACTTATCAGGATATGGGTGTGGTGTTACAAATTTATCATGTACAGCAATTTGAGGACAATCGTAACTTCCCATGCGCCCATACATATGCCAAAACAACATTCTAGAATAACCCATACGGTCAACTAATCCTTCGTTATTAATTTTATTTCTTAATAACTGTCTCCAATCTGGTGTATATAATTCTGAAGAATCAATTACAGTTAAAAAATCTTCTTTTGAGAAATATTTATCAGACCATTTCATCCAGGTTAATTCTGGATTTAAACTGAATGTACGACTATGCCAATGCTCAGTTGGGTTATTACATAACATCCACGAAGAATAACTTAGCTCATATAACTTGAAATTAAACAATAACTCCTCATGAAAACTTCCTAAAGCCTCACAAAATCCCGTTGTCCCGTCTATGTTCTTTACTTTCTCCCAATTATGTTTATAAAACATAAAACATGTCCCTACTGCAGACCCTACTCTTCCTGGCTCAGAACCCCACTCTCTAGAGCTATTGAGCTGAGTTTGTGTATTAGGATCAACTTGAATTAACGGCCACCCAACAGTTCCAATCTTTTCATTATTACGTAAAAAATACTCCCCTGCGCTAAGCCAGCCAGAGCTGCAAATCCTTACATCATCATTTAACAATACAACTATCTCAGCATCATAATATTCAGTCAACCGATTCCAAGCGTAAGGGATACCCTTATTTTCTGGGAGTTCAATTAAAGGCGCATTAAACTCTGCGCATACTTGTTTTAAAGCATTTACTTTGCTTTTATCTGGAGTGCCGTCATCCAAGCAAACTATTTTATAGCCGTCTTCTGGATAATCAGTAAAAAGCTTTAATGAAATTAATAACTCATTAACTCTATCTGCTGAATTATACGTTGGAATACCAATCGCAATATTAGCTTTTTCTTTCATAAAATTTACTCCATATAAATTGATAGATGTTGTTGAGCAACAGCACTCCAATCTGCTATTTCTAAGTATTTATTAGACTCTTCAACTAAAGTATTTTGTAACTTCTCGTCATTTAAAACATTTGTTATTGATTGAACAATTGAATTATAATCTTTTAATTGTTCTTTATATACTTCGTTTTTCAAATCCCAGAAATACATTGTATCTGAAACAATAATTGGCTTCTGCACTCTAAACAATGTCTTTATCGCCGCTGAAATCCCGCCTCCTGCTGGTGATGATTTATAATTTAAAACAAATAAATCTACACAAGATAAAACATCAAGCATTCTTCTCTCCGGCATGAACTCTCTGATAATTAACGTATGATCCTGCATCTTCTCTGTTTCTAAGAATTTAAAGAAATCCTCGTTAAAGCTTGCGCTTTCAAACTCATGCTTTGGAGCGACAAGTAAAAAATGAATATTAGGATGTTGATTTCTTAATGCTCTTATCGCATAAGCAACTTCTTTATACCCTTTCTGCTCTCTCATAAATCCAAAAGAACCAATAATAGGTGTTTTAGCTGTTAACCCTAAATTTATTTTTATGGAATTAACATTATCAACAATATGTTTTCCATATGTACCCATAGGAATGACTTTTACATTGTCATACAATTCATCTTTCATTAAATTCTGTTTGAATTGATCACAATGCACAAGAATTGTATCTACATTTTCTATAAGCATTTTATTATACGCTCTATGCGGTGACCAAGAATGCAACGTTACTATAACTTTTACGCCTAAAGATTTTAAATCTTTTAATCCTTGCTCTAAAGCAAATCTATCCTGAAAAAACGAGAACTCATGTTGAATATGACAAACATTAAAATTACTTTCTTTAGTAAATTGTATAATATTCTTCATATCATTAGAAGGACAAATAGACATCTTTTGCCCTTGATCTTCTAATGAATGAATTAAATTCCTAGTATATTCAGCAATGCCGCAATTTTTACCCCATGTTGGTATAACCATAACAGTACTTAACTCTGTTAATTGTAAACGCGTTTTAATCCATTCTCTTTTATGCGGCACATAACTTTCTGTTATTAACGCATCTAATTCATCTGCTGTTTTTTTCCATGTTAATTGCTCTGCAAACTCCCTGCCGTTTTTATTATATTCAGAAATAATTTTTTTGTCTGTACTCCAATCTTTATATAATAATTCTAGATGCTGCAATAAGCTGTCTCCAGATGCAATCGCTCTTCTAATTGTATAAACACCCCAGAAATATTCTGCAATATCAATTAAAAAACCTCTTTTATCTTGTATATATTCAGGTGAAGAAGCATAATTAGTTGTAATCGGTATTGTATGCGTTGCCATTGCTTCTAGCACAGGAAATGGCGGGCCTCCTTCTCCAATAGATGTATTTACCAAAACAGTGGATAGATCCATAATCTTACTTAATTGTAGGTCAGAAATGCCCTTTCTAACTGATGTATCCTTTGTGATTAAAGCAATCTCTCCTAAATTAGCTCTTCTCACTAACGCCCATAGATCATACCCTAATACATCTGCAGGATTAGAAAGAATAAATAAAAGAACTTTATCTCTTTTGCCTTCACTAAACTTCTTAAAAGTTTCAATAGTTAATGGGATATTCTTTCTATCTGTATTTTGAGATACAACTAAAACAACAAATCTATTCGCAAGATCAATTAAATCACTACTTGAAGCATAAGTTGATTGTACCGGCTTAAAAGTATTGGTATTAATTCCTGGATAAATAACAGAAATATCCTTCTCTGGTAGATACATTTTTAACATCTCTTTACCAAAAAAAGAAAACGTCGATACTCTATCAAACGCTCTCGCTATCTCTCCCCATGAAAGATTAGTATATTCACCATCAACAGTCCACCATGCAACTGTTTTTATATTAGGCCAGCCATCTTTATATCCTTTTAAATAAGAAAAATCCCAGAGATCACCAATTAAAAGCATTATATCTGGATTAAAATCTTTTAAGGCAAATTCCAATTGCCGGGCTTCTTCACCAGTTCCTTTTCTTAAACAATATATAAAAAAAGGATAGTCGTGTCTTACTGGATAATGATGCCACCCTGCAACAGCAACCTCATATTTATCTTGGAATTGAAATGCTAATTCACGGGAACAGCGAGCTAACCCGCTGTGAATGGTAGGACTATCTGAAACGATAAGTAATTTCTTCTTTTCTGCAGACATAATTACTCCCTTCTTTTATCAAATCTAATCTAATCGTTTGTATTAGTTAAAAAAATTATGCCTTACTATCACTGCTCATTTTATTGTCTATAGCTTCAATTAAATGCTTTGGAGCTCCTTTCTTTTCTAAATGAATAGACAACTTTGCTAAACTCTCTTGAGAAATATTAGTTGATTCTACAATCTTTCTAATAGCAATCTCAGGTTTATCTAAAATTCTTTCAATTTCTTTTGGGTTTAAATCAATTACTTTTTTAGTTCTTATATTCTCACCACCAGAACTTACAGCACATATTTTCCCTTGAGATAAAAGTCTCTCTCTTTCATTAGGATCTAACCTAGGTATATCCTCTCCAGGCCCTAACTTAAGCTTCTTTTTACTTGCACCATCCGGCCCTCTATAAGTAAAACCTTTAATAATTCTATATTTTTCTGCCATTGTTCTCAATCTCCTTTTATGAAAATAATTCCCTAGAGCCCTATCTATTAGGGCTCTAGGAAATTACTTATATTCTAATTTATTCTAATCTTATTTATTTTCAAATGTTAAGTAACAGTATTACTTGTGATAGATGGATCAGTCCAAGCTGATGCTAAATAATAAATTACTCCAGCACCTCTTAATAACACCTGTGCAGATAACCATCTAATATAAGCAGATCCAATGATCGGATAATCAGGATTTGCTCCTTTTCTTAACAATAGCCCACGATAAGCTTCATTCGCTTTCTGAATAAAATTAACTGGTTTGTTCTGCCCTGTTCCAGTCCCAATAAGCAAGAAATAATCATCCGGCAGCCATTCTGTCTCCAACCAATCAATGCCTAACATTCTACCTCTAAATCCATTAATAGAAATATCATCAACGACTGGAGTAACTACAATAGTTGCAGTACTTGATAATGCTGCCCACCCAGCAAGATCTTCGACCTTTTTGGTAAAATCAGAATTACAAATACCCCAAATATTTTGTTTGTAGCCATGTTCTTTAAGATGATCTTTTGCAGCTGTAATATCAGAAAGAGCTAAAGTAGTTGATCCAGAAGCAACATAATGCGTATGAGTAGCAGCGAAAGTATTGTTTCCATAGCTCTGCGGAAGTGTCATGTTCTCCCCAGTACTGAAAGCTCCGTTAAAAAATCCATCAGTACTTGTTGTAGACATGATATCCAGAATAATAGTAGTCTGTAAAGAGCGGTCTCTGTCCATAGCTTCAGCAGTCATTCTTGCAATCTCTGCTGACGAAGCATCATTGGACGCTAACCAGTCTTCCGTATACTGAATTCCAAGCCCAAACTTTCTTGTATCCTTCTGCCGTTTACCCCATATGATCTTTCTTCCTACAGGCCATTCTCCTTCAGCCAGCTCATCAAACTTCCATCTGCTAGAAGCTGCAAATTTCCTGTATGATTCATCCCAATCAGTACACGTCAAAGCGCGTAAATCCAAGACTTCCTCTTCATTATACGTATCAACAGCAGGAATGATCTTTCCATACAGAATTTCATTCAAATCTATGTTATCAGTAGTGGTCATACCACGATTACTAACGGCCATTTATAGCGTCACCTCCTTTTTATTTATTTTTATGCTACGTTTGGTCTTCCATCTGCTGGAAAATGTAAATCAAGATCCATGAAAACTTCATCTGTTTTTAAACAAATACCTACATTCTGTGCCAACCCTCCAGAAGTAGTTGCTACCTGCCCATCTTCACCCAAATAAGCTGTGTTTCCAATGGTCAGAGTTGTATAATCAACATTAGTTACTCTAGCTGATCTATATAATGCAACAAATTGAGACATGCCAGCAGTCTTTGTTCCTGCTCCAGAAGTTAATGCAATACCATGTGCAGGAAGACTCGAACTTGCATCTGCAAGCCTTCCAGTCCCACTACTATTAACATTCATTAATGTACCAGGGCCGGTAGACACGCCAGCAGCTAATTGCACACCAAAATGACGTTCAATGTTTCCAATTTCCATATCTTATTTTTCACCTCCTTCAATTATTTATGTAAAGTAATTTACTTGCTTTTATTAGCCTTAATACCAAACTCTTTTCTAATAGATGCTTTGTCTTGAGCTTTATCACTTTTTACTAAAATAGGCTCACTATCACTCAAAAGATTTCCCTTGCCCATTTTCTTTTCTATAAGCAGATCGATCTCTTCTGGTGTTAAGCTTTCTTTTGTAAATGATTTTCTTAAAATTGGCTTAATATAAGATTCATCCTCTTTCTTATACATTAAACCGCCAACTTTCTCCCATTTCTCATCTACTTTCTTATCTATCTCTAAATTCATAATAACCTCTTCTTTTTCTGAAAGAGATTTCTTTAAAGCTGCAATTTCCTCTTCTTTCTCTTTTGAAAATTTCTCTGCATCTACTGCAGGCTCAACATCTGCATCTGCTGCAGGCTCAGCATCCGCATCTGCTGCAGGCTCAACATCTGCATCTGCTGCAGGCTCAGCATCCGCATCTGTTGCGGGTTCAACATCTGCATCTGCTGCAGGCTCAGCATCCGCATCTGCTGCAGGCTCAGCATCCGCATCTGCTGCAGGCTCAGCATCCGCATCTGCTGCAGGCTCAACCGCAGGCTCAACCGCAGGCTCAACCGCAGGCTCAACCGCAGGCTCAACCGCAACCCTTTTGCTTAAAGCATCAATTGCTTCTGTTAATTCATCTTTTTTATCTTCTTCAGCTTTACCTAATTGTTCTCGTAATAAAGCTTCAATTTTGACCGCATCCTCTTCATTAAGATACGCAAGTGCCGTTTTCACCATGTCTGTATTCACCTCCTTTTTGGATTTATTCTCCGTTTCTTTATTCAAACGATATCTATTCAAAAACCCGATTGTTTTCTCTACAGCATCAGGATTGTTAAGGAATTTATCTAGAAAAGATGTCATCTCCACAGACGGCCGCACGCTTTCAGAGAAAAATGGCATACCAAAGAATCCATCATTTGCCGCTGGATCATCAACCACATCAACAGAGAAAAGATCAGTAACACGAATAAACGACGGCAGCTCTTTACCATTTTTGTTTACCTTTCTCTTTTCTTTGTCCCAATAAATCACCATAGATGCTCCGAACATCTCTGGATCACTTTCAGCAAGATTAAGCACATACCCCGCAAGGTTACCGTCAGGTGTTTCAAATGCCGTCTTATCAATATAAAGATCCGCTCTAACAATATCTCCATCACGCCTAAAATTACGAACCCTGCCTAAAAACGTACCAAGAGCAGTACTGCTCATATTGGGATGCCCAAATCTTGATTTAATTCCCAACTTCGCTTTGTTACCCAATTTAATAACTGAATCAAGAGAGACATCATCAAATTCACCCCGCGCGTCTTTTGTCTCACCCTTTGTGACAACAGCAAATCCACTAATAACAGCAGATTCCCGATTAACTTTTACATTTCCAGCACGAGTAATATCAGTTCTAAATAAATCTTTTTTCATTTATTGCTCCTCTCTTCCAAGACCAGAGTCTTAGCTGTCTGCATTTGCTCCCTTACCATCACTTGAATTCTTCTCCGTATTGATTTCAAGCCCGCTCTCTTCACTTTTTTCTTGTTCTCTTTTTCTTTGCTCAAAACTTTCCTCCCAGGTTCCCCCTTGAGTCGAATATAAATCGGAGTAAGTGATGCTTCCTTTTCTTTATTATTCTCTAAACAAACCCATCATTTCTCTGTAAATCAAACAGCAAGCAAGACATCCACTGCTTTTTTCAAACATTATCCTTATCTCTTATTTTGATTTTATAAACATATTTTGATTAGCTGATATATAGGTTACCCTTTTTTCTAAAGCAGTTATTAAATCCAATACTCTAACAGTCATAGCATCTATTTCAGTCCTTGGTACAAAATCCCTTAAAGCACTCTGTGGTGTATGCATCTCTCTGTTTGTTAAATGATTAAACAACTTTGTATCAATAGAACTAACTCTACTTAAAATAATACCTAATAAAAATATTGCTATTGTAACTCCAACAGGGGTAACCCATCTTAAATTCCGCATAAAATCTTCCTTATTATTATTATTAAAGATTTCTGCCTGCATATTACGCCCCATTTTTTAATAATAAATACAAGTTTTACTTACGTGCGATATACGCTTTAGCGCCAGAAGTTCCATTGCTGAATAAATTACAATAAACACCTGTGTTATAAGGAATATTTAATTCAGGAGCAGATACAGTTTCTCTAGTTGCTGCCTTTAAACCCCATAATACAGTGCCTGTAGCATCTGTACCATCATATAAAATAGCCTCTGATGGCTCTAAACCCCCTGTTAATGTAAACGAAACTAAAATTCCATTTGCACTAGAAAAAGCTTGTCCATCATCTACCATCTGTTTTGGTATGCTCATTATTAATCCTCCTCCTCCTCTTCTTCTGTTTTGTCTTCTTTTGGCTCTTCTTTAGGAGGTCTGCCCTCTTGATCTGCAGGACTTAAATTACTATCTGTCCGCCCTCCAGGATGAACAGCAGATTGCTTATAACTTATAGGCACAGATACATCAAACAAATCCTTTTCCCCAGATGCAACCTCTTTAATTATTCTTGCTAATTCTGTCTTCTTATCCAACCTATAAGCTTTTTGTGTACTCTCCTTTGAGACCAGCCCTAATTTAGCTAAGTTAAAAATACCAGTTCTAAAATCAGCATCCTGGGTATTCAATGGATTAAAAACCATGTTAGGTAAAATTGTTAATGTACCAGGATTTCTCTTTACTATCTCAGAACATAAAGATTCCCAAAACCTTCTTATATGATTCTTTCTAATATTTTCAACCATCTGCTCAAAGTTAGCTATATTTAAATCTTTGATTTTTAGGTCTGTTCTTGGCGGAGATATAAAAATTCCAAATGCAATAAAAAGTTCTAAAATAGCCTCGATATATTTATCTGTACTCACTAAAGCCGCTACATCAGGTGTGATTATCTTCAAATCATAAAAATAAGGAAGGAATAACTGCAGCACACTGCCGCGTGTATCTTTAGTAATAATCTCTTGCGCCATTTCAATAGAAGATTTAGCTATCTTAGCTCCAGCAGAAGTATACTTAGCAGGCCTTGGCTGATTAATTAATCTGCCTTTCTCATCCTTAGCATCATTACCAATCTTCCAAACTAACAAATAATCAATAACTCCATCAATAATAGATAAATCAGCTGCTGTTAACCCTTTTCTTAATAACAAATTCTCAAATAAACCAACAAAAGGTGGTGTCGGATATAACCCCTGCCCAACACTTGTAGAACCATTATACACTAAAGTTGTATTATCTCCTGGAGTCCAATTATACTTTAAAGCAAACGCCTCTGTAGTATTCTTGCTGTTTGCTCCCATCTGTGGTAACTCAAGCCCTAAAAACCGAATATCAACACCACTTCCATTTGACAAATTTACATACTGAGAAGAAGATACGATCTTTTTCTGGTTCTCTGAAATCTTTAAAAAAATCTTCTCAGATACAAACCGAACATTATCCCGATCTAAAGCAATGCTTAATGGATTATGAATAGTCATTCTCACCGGAAGCTCATACCTTACTTTATCAACCTCTACTGTATCATACTCCCAGTCCAACACTCCCATCGCACTTAATAAACAATGCTTATAAATCCATTTGTTAATTTCATCAATACCAGGAAGTACATTCGGTACGCCTTTGTTAATATTAGCTGCCCAATGATCCCAAACTTTCTTCTCCTTCTCTATCTTTCTTATAGAACTATGAATTTTACCTTTTTTTACTTTATCAAAAATACGATTTAATAACCCTTCTTCAATGTTTAAAGGTACTTCCCACTCAAACCCATTCGCTCCAAACTCACCGCATCTATCAATTAAATAACGAAATATCCGGTCAGTATCGTACATCTCCCAGCTTTTACTTACTTGTGCGTGATATCCCTTTGGTATGCGAATATCAATAGCACGACCGTAATCAGTACGATTCCCCTTGAGAAATTCACCTTGAGATTTCTGCTCGTAATAAACTGTACCTTCCTGATACCCAAGCCACTTCACTCTCTGTCCGTACTCTGCTTTTACAAGTTCTTCGTTTTGAGATAATACATTTCTTGGCGTTGTAGACGAGGATATTTTGATAGGAGTTTTATTTGTTTTAGTACTGCTAACTTTTTTACCCATAATAAAAAGCCCATAAAAAAAGCTAGATTCTATACCCTATCTCTATCGATAAGATATAAAACCTAGCTGCAACCTGCTTGCCGGCTAAGATTTTTATATAACTTTTTTACCTATCTATCTAATTATACTATACTTTTGGAGATTTGTCAAGCACTTTGCTCAGCACTAAAAGATTCCACTAAATCCATCTCCTTACCTAAATAATTAACAGTAAAAATAATGCGATTAAATTTATTGTTTACAACCTTAATAGAGATCATGCCATTAGCAATTCCAACTTCCTTAATTAATTGCTCAATTAAATATTTTTTCTTATATTTCATCTAATAAAATCACCAGGAGAAGCTGCTCTTCTTCCCAATATCTGAAAAGGCATTTTATGATATTCAGGTACTGCAAACTCATAATCAATATCTTCCTCTTCTGTCTCAGGAAGATCTATGCCTTGATGCTTAAGTGACCATGCATAACAAAAACATCTATAAGCTTCTGGAATATGGCAGTCCATAGGAGTGAAAATAAGTGTGCTCTCCCCAACCTTCTTTCTCTTTTCATCATTAAATTCCTTAAGAAAATCCTCATCTTTGTATATTCTTATCTTATTCTGTACAAACATATTACAACCTATTTCTGTAGTCTTCTCCTTAATCCGTTCTGTTATTTCAACCAATTCTTCCCCCTCTACTCTATAACCAACAGTCATCCTCTTTTGAAATTCTACCATTATTACTCTATCTTCATAATGCTTACCAACAAACTCAGATCTCTTTGGATTTAACAAAGCTGTAGCAGGCGCTTTCCCCTCTGCAGAGCTGCAATCAATAGCAAGTATACTGCCCTTATAAAAATCTGCAATATAATCCATTATCTCAGCTTGATCATCAGGAATAACCTTATCTCTTAATACAATCCTACACACCAAATTCCATTTTTCCTTATAATAATAAAACGGTAAAATAACAGTCGGTTGTGTATAGCCAGTATCTATACCCATGATCATCTCTAATCCCTCTTCAGGTAACGATGGCAGATCATATAATACCTGCTCTGGAAGTAATCCAGAATACTCTTTACCTGAAATAGAAATAATCTGCATTTCATTCTTTAATAACGCACGATTATGCTCTACAGGAGTTGTATCAATACAATCTACAATAGCCTTCTCAGGCCAAACAGACCATAACGGCTCTGCATACTCAGCATCAACCTGCATTTTAAACTCATCTGCATTCAATCCACCATAAATCTGCGCGCAATCAAGCTTCGTCTGCTGATTGAAATATGGCTCTAATCTCCTGGAAATACGATATCTACAATCATAAAACTTCTTGATCTTGCCATCTAATTTCCTGAAAGGTGTACCTATCCTGCCATCAATACATCCATAAAACTTATCATGAGAACCACGCGGATCTTGCGCCCCTTGAAACTTGATCCAAGCGTGATGCACGTATGACTGCATCTCGTCGCCAAATCTCCAGTGAGGGTGTTTTCCTTGAATCATAATAGCTAATGGATCATCACCAGTAGAAATACCATAAGCTACGTGTCCATTCCTTAGCCTAATCTCATAGGTAGGAGTACGCGTTATTGAATCACGTGTTGTATTACTTGAACCTCTTAAAAAATACTTTAAATAAGGATTTAACTGAATATTGCTAATAACTTTTTCAGCTCTATCTTTAATATGCAGTTTTCTAAAGGTTGTTAATAACGACTCTTCATTAAATCTTGTAATTATAATTTGTGTCCACGCAAGTTCTAACCCAACTGAATTATGTACTATAATATCATTCGCTATAAAATTATGAGTGTTTTCTACTTCCAAGTCATATGTTTCTTCAATTCCTATATATTCTATTTTTTTTACTTGTTCCCAATGTATATCAGAATTAGCCATAATTATTAATTCTTCTGAATTAATTATCTCAGCATATTTTCTAAATATTTCTTTAGATATTCGACCTCCTCTATATCTAAAACGCTTATCCCTATCTTTAGGATTATCAATACCAGTATAATATAATCTGCCTAATCTTCGATAAGCAAATCCTTTTCTTTTTATTTCATATTTTAATTTATTCAAAAACTCATTAGGTAACAAACCTTCTTTATAATCAGATACATGTTTAAGAGTTGCAACAAGCTCCCTCTTCTTTAACTCGTGTAATCTTTTCCATCCAGCTCCTGTCAAAAACCTATGATCAGCACTTGCTTTTATCTCTTTTGCACCTCTAAGACGTAGCTTATATACTTTTTTAAAGCCAGTGGAAAATACCTTCGCTTTCTCAGTAATAACTTTTCCATCTTTACCTAAAGAAGAAACTAAACATTGCTCTTTCTTATTATATAAATCTTTAATTGTATTATAAACACCATCTACACAACTCAATATCATTGTTGAACCTGCAAGACATTTTCCGAATGACCTTCCTCCTAGTACAACTGCATTTTTAGACAGTGCCTCTGAGTATTGATAATACCTTGTTTTATAATATTTACCCCAGAACTGAGGCATAAAAACATCACGAAATAAAACAGGGTTATCAAATAGAAAGTTAAAACAAAGAGCATCTTCTACTCTTCTATTTGCTGCTTTTTCTTTTGCAGATCTTCCCAAATCTTTAATTGTTTTTTCTCCCCTTGAGTAGTAAAATCATCCATTAACTTTCTTAAATCCATCTCTTCTTGCTCTATATCCCATGAAGGAGGGTTTGTCCCTGCTCCGCGCGCATTACGCGTCCATAACAAACCTTCGATAGATGTTCTTAAAGCAAAAGCCATATGATGCGGACTAATCTTCTTTTTAACTGTTAAATACCATAATTCTGGAGAGTAAACATAATAAACAGAATGCCCTTCAGCATCTAATTCTTTCTTAACAGCCCAATGAGGTAAGCCGCTTCCCTCAACAATTGTTTTACATTCCTGACACATAATCGAAAACTCACCAATATTCTTTTTAATCTGATCTTTAGCTAAATCAACCATATTCTGATGCATTGTAACAATATCAAGGCCTTCCTGCTTCTTAGCTTTTTGATTGTCTAACGCTGTATGCAGTTTAGAAATATGCTCAGATACTTTTATTAAATTCTTAGCTTCCTCAAAATCAATTGTCTCTTCATCTGCTCCATCAGCTTTTTTAATCTTCTTTCTTTTTCTTTCGTATATAATTCGTTGTCGATCTTGAAATGTCATCCAATAAAGCATTTCAAATAACAACGCAGAATCTTCATACCCTTTCTTTTTATAATCGTCATATAATTTCTTCAAGTATTTGGCTGAATTATACGTTTGATCGTATTTTTTAAAAGCATCTAAAAGCCGCTCAAAAGACTGAATTGGTAACGTGCCTGGCGCTATGCTTTCATCTAAATGATGAACGTCAGCATAATGTGCAGCAGCCTGCTCTTCTTCATATTCACTTAGAGATTTATTATCATTTTCTTCGGAAGGAACTAAGGGGGGTTCCTCTTCTGGATTTGTCAAAGCATCTGCATTTTTTGAATGCCCGTACTTATCAAAATCATCATCAGAAAAAATATTAGAAGTAGTATCTTTATCCATCTCTATTCAATTATATAACAAAATTGCAATAAAATCAACGAATTTCAATGATTATGGCTCACAATTGCATAAATTATCGCTCATTTCCAACTCTTTTACTAATTTTGTTACTTCCTTGCATATGCCAACCTCCTTCCCCTTATTTAAATACGCTTGCATATGTTGATACATTTCTTTTCTTAATGCATACGCTATTCTAAGTCTTTTATCAGTATCTTGATGGTCAACTAAAAAAGACTTTAAATCATCATCTGCATAATATGGTGACTTAACTAACCCTATTCTAAAAATTCTCAAAGAACCAATAGTTATCCTCTCAGGCTGTACCTGCAAATTATTTAATTTAATACATAAATAACGATAGTCCTGCTTCCAGTCTTCATAAGGTATCATCGGATCTATTCGTACTCTTACACGCCATCCTCTTTTAAGCAACGCATCAATAGCTCTCATCCGCTGTTCTAAGCTTGGCGCATTCCTTTCAAATCTTTGTGTCGCATACAAACCATTAATAGAAAAACTAATGATAACCTGATTTGTTGGTTCTAAATCCAATAGATTCTGTATGCAGTCAGATTTAGTTACAAATAATAAACAATGCTTCTTCTGCTGAGCAAATATAGGAATAAGAAATTTAGTGTTTTTATCAATGTCATCTGTAATCAAAGAATCAGATAACTCTCCTGCATTTAATATTAAGCTGCCCCCATTATGCTCTAGCCAAAACCTAAGATCTCTCTCCATATCATTCTTATTAATAAAAGAAGCCATGTTCAATCTTTTACTCTTTGTATCATACTGATGTCTAAATGTTATTTTCAAAAAACAATACGCACAATCATAAACACACCCGTTTCCTAAAGACAAAACCCAAAAGTATTTGCAGTGTATACCACGATGGATCTTAGTAAATTGATGTATAAACTCAGCACTCCTCCTCCTCCTTATAACTCTTGTCTGATCAATCATTCCAAATCCTCCAATGGGTTCCTTCCTCCAATATAGTCATCTTCCTTATCATTAACATCAATAGGATCCTCAATTACTGCTTCAACCTCTTTAGGAGCTTTAGTGGTTTTTGACTTAAGCTCTCCCGGTTTTGGCCGCTCCTTCCATCTGTCAGGATTTCTCTTTGTTGTCTTTATATTTAAAAAATCAGCTGGATTATACCTATACTCAATACCAGCCCTAACAAAAGAAATGTTATTATTCTTAACAATCTTATATAATGTACGTCTGCTAACATTCAACCATGTACACATCTCCCTAACTGATAAAAACATATTCTCCTTAACTTTCTGCTGAATACTTAATTCACTCATAACCAATCTCTCCTTTATTTTTATTACACAAACTCCATCTGCAGATCAGTCCCCCAACCAGCGCTTTTTAAATACGGAATTGTTATCTCTTTTATATACTTCTCAGAAAGCTCTATACCCACAAACTTTCTGCCTAATTTCTTAGCAACAACACCTGTCCTGCCAGTTCCAGTAAACGGATCCATAACAATGCCGCCTTGAGGACAGCCTGCTTTTATTATGTTTGATACCAATTCCCGTGGAAAACTCGCAAAATGATCTCCCCCAAACGGATCTGAATTCATCTTCCAAACACAACCTTTATTATGTTTATAATCTCCCACCCCAACAATCTGCTGCTCGAAATAATAATCCTTGCTTTTTGTAAAAAACAAAATCAATTCATAATCCACAAAAAATCTGTCTTTAACAGGCTCTGGAAACGGGTTGTTCTTGTGCCACACAATTTTATTTCTCAAATACCAACCTCTACCAGTCATCTCTATTGCTAACTTCTCTGGAATTAATAAATCACTTTTGTTCTCATACTTACTGCCAAGATTAATCCAGCACGTGCCTGTTAGCTTTAATGCTTTTTTGACTTGTTCAAATATATCTGCTAAATGCCCGATAAACATGTTCAAGTCCGGTTCCATCCCTAAAGAACCTCTCCACGCGTCACACCGCTTACACATTCTCCCTGAATCATACTTCTTGCTAAAAGCATCCTTGGTCATTGCCTGGACTTTCATGACTTGAGAACTTACCCCATGATGAGGAGCTGCAAATTTCTTGATAATCTCACCCCATTCATGCTCGCAATCTCCGTTATCATCCCAAACAATAGGCTCTATATCATACTCTCTCTTCCCAAAATAAGGCGGTGAAGTAACAACGCAATCTACTAATTGTGCAGAAAACTGCTGTAAAACCTTAAAAGCATCCCCCTGATACATAATACTATGCTTATCTCGATAGTACTGCTCCATTATTCATCCCTCATACAGTAACAAGGTGGGTTTTTACTCCCACACTCTCCGCAATAATCAACTAAGATTGTGTTTAACATTAATATCTTTTAAGCATATAGTATATGCATGAAACATATTTGCTCTGGGATTACATAACATCGGTAATCAATCCGTAGAAGCCGTCTGCTTTAGCAGACGGAGTAATCACATAACCAACAGAAATATAATCGTCCATTGCAATATCAAAAACATGCATCCCCCAATACATAAGATGTGGTGATCCTTGAGATAAAACCAATCCATCTGAATGATCAATGGCTGCCTGAAACTCTTTATATTGCTTACGTCCTAATAATAAAACATTAGGTAACATAGCTGCAGTTTGATGAAATTCATTTCTTACTTTATTAATTTTTTTAACTATATTTTCCTTATCATTGTTCATTTTTTCACCTCTCCTTATTTTTTATATTATTTTTATTTTAAAAAACACAATTTTTTATTCTTTTTCTTTTTTTGTTTCTGTTCATTAAGTAATAAATACCATCTTAATTGCTGCATTCCTATACGATAATATCCATCATCAAATAACTGAGGACGTCTTTCTCTTAGTTTTTCAAAACACGCCAACCCCTCTTCTACTAAACATATCGTATTACCCATTCTTTATTTCCCCCTGTTGACTATAACCAAAACCAACAAATATATAGTCATTTAAATTGACTTCTATAATACCCATTCCGCGATATTGCATATATTCCCCAAAATCAAAACAAAAATCAAAAGCAGATATTTTTTCTCTAAGATCTATATATTGTTTATGTCCTAATAATATAATATTAGGACATAAACTAGTAGTTTGGATAAAATTGTCTTTCATCTTATCAATTTTATTAACAATAAAAATATCTATATTACCCATATGTTAGTTACGCAAGGGGACTGAAGACTTTAGTCGTCAGGTGAATTGCGTATCCTCCTTTCTTTTTTAAAGTTTTTCTTGATTTTCTGTCAGACTTATGTTATATTTATATATATGAAAAACAGATATAAAATTTCAGCTGGTTGTGTTTATAATATTAATTATCATTTAGTATGGTGTCCTAAATATCGTAAGGCTGTATTGATTGATATTGTTGCTAAAGATCTTAAATTGTGTATAGAAAAGAAAGCGAAAGAACTTAATATTGAAATAGGTGGATTGGAAATAATGCCAGATCATATACATTTGTTTATTTCTACTAAACCAATATTTCCCGTACATTATATTGTTCAACAGTTTAAAGGATTTACTTCTCATGAATTGAGAAATAAATATGAACACCTGAGAAAAAAACTCCCTACTTTGTGGTCTCGTTCTTATTATGTTGGAACTGCTGGTTTTGTAAGTGACAGTGTTATTAAAAATTATATTGCTCACCAAAAGGGGAAATAAATGTTTAAGGTTTTTAAATACAAGCTTTATCCGACAAAAAACCAAATTTATTCCATTATATTCCAACTTAAAGGGCATCGTTTTTTGTACAACCAAGCCCTTGAGCAAAGAAAAAAGATTTATAAGGAAACAGGCAAAGGAATTAATTATACCACTCAAGCCACAACCCTTTTGCCAAAACTTAAAAAAGAAAACAAAAACCTTGTCCTTTGTAATTACAGTTCTCTTCAACAAACACTTCGTAAATTGGATAAATCTTTTAAATCTTTTTTCCATAGAATTAAATCTGGAGAAAAAGCTGGTTATCCACTGTTTAAATCTGCTGATAGATTTAATAGTATAATTTATGCCTCTCTTGGTGACGGGTGTCAAATAAAAGCTAATCGCCTTTACCTTCAAAATATTGGTTGTATTAAAGTTAAATGGCATAGACCTATTATTGGTAATATCAAAACTGTTACTGTTATCAGAAAAAATAATAAGTGGTATGCTTCTTTTGTTGTTGAATGCAAACCTAATTATCTTCCTAAAACTAATAAAAGTATTGGAATTGATGTTGGACTTAACCATTTTATTTCCACTAGTGATGGAATGCAAATTAGATCTCCTAAATACTTAAGGCAATCTGAAAGAAAACTTACTAAATCTCAAAGACAACTTTCTCATAAAAAAAATGGATCTAATCGCAGGAAAAAGGCTCGTATTCTTGTTGCTAAAAATCACGAAAAAGTTTCTAACCAAAGACTCGACTTTTGTCATAAAACCACATATTTTCTTGTTCAAAACTATGATGGATTTGCTGTAGAAAATCTTAATATAAAAAATATGAGTAAGAACAGATATCTTGCTAAAAGTATTTCTGACGCAGGATGGGGAATGTTCCTGAATATACTCAAATCCAAAGCTGAAAATGCTGGGAGAGGGTATAAAGAAATTGACCCTAAATGGACATCTCAAAAATGCTCTACCTGTGGAGAAATTGTTAAAAAATCGCTTGCTGTTAGAATGCATAATTGTCCTCATTGCGGGTTATCCCTTGATAGGGATATAAATGCAGCCCTAAATATTTTACAAAAGGCTTGGATTGAGCCTTCGTGGAGAGTTGGTAATTTAATACCACTCGTTGAAACGAGAAGCCGTCTGCTTTAGCTGGCGGAGTGATCACTCTTTATCTCTTTATTAATAAAAAAACATTTTAATAAATAAAACAACAAAGCTACATCCCATAAGCCCTCCAAACCATAAATGTACTATGTCTTTTGTATTAATACTATGCACAATTATATTAATACTACAATAAAAAGCAAATATGTACATCGTAACTAATGCTGTACTAAAACCTATAAATATAATCAGGTCCAAAAATACTTCATTACTTTCTCTGTTTCTTATTTCCATTTTCCAATAATCAATAATAGAATCATTTTTTTTACCCATTCTTTATCTCCCCCTCTTCAATATAAATACCACACTCCCCAGTCTCATCAACTTTCTCAATCCAAACTTGATAGTCTTTATTCTGTGCTGCTTTAGCAACCATCCCCAAGCCGCGTGAATCCAGTAAAGACCCTTCTCTAATTAAAATAACCTTCAATGTTGGATTTAACGTCATTGCAATCGCTGTTGAAATCATTACCTGCTCACCAGAACTCAACTGCTTAAATGGTTTTCCTTCATACAAGACAATATTCTCATCTATTGATAGGTTTTTAACAGGAAATTTACAATTCTTAATTCTTTTGACCTTTTCAAGCTGGATATTATCCCTTTCTATAGATAACTCTTCTGAAATCTTTCTTTTTTCCTCTAATACTTGCTTTATCCTGTTATACTCGTTTCTATCTCTGATCTTCTTGTTCTTTAACTCAATACTCTCTACAAAATCACGCGCCTTCTGTAACTTATCCTCTAAAACCTCAGCAGGCGCTATTCTCTCTAACTCCTCAAGTTTAATGCCATTATCTTCAATCTCCCCTTCCAATACAACAATCATATCCTGCAGCTTCTTAATCCTCTTTCTCTTCTCAGTAGTACTCTCTAATAAAACAATCCCCTTCTGCTGAAACTCATTATGCTTTTTGTCCTGCTCTTCCATTTTTCGTAATTTCTGCAATTCATCCTTTAACGAAAGCTCCTCTTCAGGTAGCTCCTCCTGTGTAATAATAAAACTCTTAAACTGTCCATCTAACTCCTTGATCTCACGATTAATAAAAGTCCTCTGCTCATACTTCTCATACATTGTCTTATCTAAATCACTAAAATCCAATCCAACAAGCTTCTTTAATAACTCCAATTGCTCCTTCTCTTTCATACGACTAAAAGATAATGGATCAAACGTTAAATCACCCAGTATCTTATCTAATAATGCCTGGGGACTAGGATATTTCGCTCCTTCAGTATTATATACTTCCAGCTTATTGCCCTTTTTAGTAAATACTTTCTTTACTATATAATCACCTAAATTAACAATAACCTCAGCTCTATCCTCTCCCTCCCTAATCGGCTTCTGAATAACCTTGCCAGTCAATGCCATCTCAATAGACTCTAAAATAGCAGACTTGCCAGCACCCATCTTGCCCGTTAACATAACAACATTACTCTCTTCATCAGGATGAATCTGTACTACTTTCAAATTCTTAATGTTCTCAGTCTTTAAGCCAATGATCTTCATTTCCTTTTCCCCCTTTTTTTAAATAGTTTCGTGAATAACTAATCCCTTTTTCCTTTCATAAATACTAAGCGTCTGATAATAATACGCCTGAAGAAAAGGTATTGAAAAATCATACCCCTCATTTACAGCTTTCGATAACCAAATTAACCTGCCCGTTCTGCCATTTAAGTCCTGAAAAGGATGCACTCTCTCAAACTCATTATGCGCTTCCCAAGAATCCATTACAACTAAATCAGTAATAAATCTATCCATTAACTCACTTACTTTTTTGTAATGAGGAGGTCTGTACCTACCTACTCTCACATTACATGCCCTGAATTTTCCGACCCAAGCCTTCTGTAAATACTCACCCAAAACTTGATGTATACGTAATATATCATCTATCGTATTTATTCCCTCTAAAGCTAACTTAACTGCTTTAATATCTCCAGGATTAAGTCTATCCTCTCCTTCAATCCTATTACTTTCTAACATAAATGCTATATACTTATCTTTCATCTATTACTCCTCCTCCTTCTTCTTGTGATTGCAAAAACTTGAACGCGTATGCCATGCATCCCTATCCTCTGCACATTGCTGACAAGGATGATCTAAAATAGCTGTTAAACAACATAAAGCATACTCTTTATCTCTTGCTAATACATTGCTAAAATTTTTCGTCCTGGCCTTCTCTTTTACTAAAAAATCAATCCAATAATGCACCTGACTGCCTTCAAGCCTCAGAACTGCATCTACCCATTCATACAATAAAGATAAAATCTTTTTCCGCGCAAAACCAAGATCATATATAGTCTCACACCTCTTTAAAAACTGCTCTTTAGTTAACTCTTCCATTTTTTTTACCTCAATTAATTGTTCATTTATCATTTTTAAATCTTTTAAACACATCAATAGAATAAGGACTATGCCCACTTACCGCTTCTAAAGCAGCCGCTTCATCCAATCCCCATTCTTTAAGCTTTTCCATCCATGCTCTCTTTAATAAAACAATAACATTTCCATATCCCCATTCTTCTGCTATTCTTAAAACTTCTTTAATATCTTTTTTCTCTTTTTCAAATATCATATTTACCTTTCTAATTCTTCTGCTTGTTCCTTACATTAATCTTATCAGTCTCTACATGAGAATAAGAAACAGTAAAATTATCCACTCGAATTATCTTATCCTTAGAAGCTAAAAACTCAGCTACTAAATCCTTCTTTATTGTCTCCACTATTCTCCTCTGCTTCTCTAAATCATCAATCGCCTGAATATACTCAATAGCTAAACTACCCAGCCTGCTTCTGTCCGGCATGCCCTTAAATTCTCTTTGTTGCATTACCCCTCCTTAAAGTTCATCATCACTATATAAATCAATATCTCCTGTATGGAAATCCTTATCACAGTTTTCACAATGAAAAGTTGTCTGTTCAAAATTACTAATATCAATCGTAGGTTCTGTGCTGCCTGTTAAATCTCCTACAAAAAATTTCATTTCCTCATCGCAATCTGGACAATCAGCAGTTAGTCTTATTTTATGCATCATGCGCCTCCTTTTTCTGTTTGTTTACAAAATCTAAATTCCAGGGATATGTGCCTTTGCTATGCACATCACTTCCATACCTAATAAATATAACATCATTATTCCAGTCAGTAATCATCCCCTCCTTTTCCTTCTCTCCATAAGGATGATAAATAACCTCCCTGCCTAAATCTTGTATTGTTAACTCTCTGATTTCAATCATCTCTGTAAAATGGCAAAAGGCAAGCTGCTACATTGAAACCCTGCCGCCTTCCTGTGCCCTCCCCCGCCATACTTCTTCGCAAGTTCACTCACGTCAATATCATCCTTCTCAGTATGTAAACTAATAGTCCATCTCTCACCATCCCAAATAAACGGTATAAATAAATCATATTGCTCTTTATTCGCAACAGAATCAAATAACTGAGAACTCACACTGCCTGCATTACAAGCAATACTCTTATGCCCTTCAAACTCAACTTCAAAAGACCAGGATTTTATCAAAGAACAATATGTATTATTCCGATATTTCAAAGCAGTCTTTCCCTCTTTAATTAACTTATTAACAATAATAATCTCAGGTAAGTAATCACGAAATCCCAGCCAATAAAACCAATTAACATGCGCCGGGTTTGTATCCTCAAGCCTAATGCCACACTGTAAAGCATTAGTATCCTCCCCATAATCAAACTTCCACATATCATAATCAGCAAGTAACTTCACTATATACGGCATCTTTCTGTCTGGAAAAAAATAATCCCAGGTTAAAAAACACGCTGCCTGCTCTATATCTCTCACTCCCTTAATAGGTAAATGTCCATTTCTTTCAATAGCTGTCTTATGATGATCAATCCAAATAACATCCTGTGTTATTTTAAATAAACGCTCAAAACCCCCTTCTGCCTGAATAGAAAAATCAACTATAATAACCTTCTCCCCTTTCTTAATACTATCAAAAGGAAATTTCTCCTTGTAATTAATCGATATATACTTATCATTTGCTAATGTATAAATATCAGTTAACTTCTGATAAATAATCGCAGCAGAACATATTCCGTCCATGTCACTCCCATGATAAAAAACTTTCATGCTAAATCTCCAATTCTGTTAGTGCATCTAACTTCTCCTTAAAAGTACTATTCTCATCAACACAAGCTTCTTTACCCATCTCCTCCTCCAACTTCTTCTTCTCCTCAAGATACGCTTTCTTAAATTCAGGGTCTTCCAGTTCTTTCTTTAAAAAATACATATTCTTCTCCTCATAAATCAAACCTCTTAACAACGCTAAATATACCCTGGCATCTTTCAACCTGCCAATAACAGTCTCCTCAGATAGTTCCTTGTCCTTATTAATATAACTTAATAAGCCGTCCAAATGCTTCTTCAAGTAAATCCATAAAACAACCTTCGCTCCAACTTCCTCACCGCAATGCACACATTTAACTTCTTTCCCAATCCTCTTGAAATTATCTAACTGATCCCCAACAGTATATTCCACCCCCTTAGTAGAAACAATCTTCTGCTCCTCCTTATGCATACAGTTTAATAATACCTCGAATTCCTTATACGTCATGTTTTTCCCTCATCTTTCGCTTTATTAGCACTATCAATTATATAAAACGCTCCCGTAAAAATAAAAAGTATCACCACTATAGGAAAAACAGCACCTAAAAAAATCTCTTTCCAAAACCAATATTTAGCAATAATCTCAGCACTTTCACTATTTAATAAAATATTAAGCTTGCCCATCTCCTCTAATATCTCTTTCATAATTTATTCTCCATTCTATTTATTAACAAACTCTAAATTACCAAAATAATTAATATATAACATATTTATAAAGTACCTACTTTCCATATTTGATCTCCAATTTTACTCTCAAATCCATGTCCATAGTATCCATTATGACAATTATAAAGATGAAGATATATATCAAGTTTGTTTTTAGCAATAAGTCTAAATAATACTATATCGCCCTCTTCTAATACATTTTCAATAAAATATTTTGTATCAAAATTATATTGTTGAGTATCTATATTAAATTCTTGTTCTATTATTCTTTTTTCCTCAGTAGTACTTATAAACCAGCCAGCTTTTTCACAACAATGTTGCCTTAAATCATATCCTACAAAAACATTACTTTTATCTACAAAATTTACTTTTTCATTAGTTTCAAATATTCTCATTTTTTATTCTCCTTCTGAGATAATAAACTAATAATTTTAAAACTACCCTGATCTTCTATTCTCTTAATATATTTTTTATTAATCTTAATCTTTGTTATATTTCCATAATCAGAAATACCTATTACTCTCCCATATTCAATTTTATCAAATTGCAAAGAACATATTTCTTGAAAAGAAGATTTTTCATTATCCTGAAATCTTATTTCACCAGCAATATCCTTGTCATCATATATATCCATCTATACCTCCATTTTCTTTAAATTAATTTCCTTCCCCTTATTTAAATGCCATATAATTAAAGCATCTAATCGCTGGCCTTTAAATTTCTTCCAAATAGGTGGGATATTCACAATAACTCTATTATCATCTATATCAACATAACACGTTACATAATCAGTTGTTACATAATAAGATCTCATGTTTTATCGTCCCCTCTTTCTGGCTTCCCTGCATTTTTCGCACATCTCTCTGATCTCAACCATAATCTCCTCTATCACCTTACCCGCATGATAATTCGAAATAGGATGATGTAAAAAAATCTTACGTAATTTATTCTTCATGATCATACAAACATATAACTTGATTTTTTTCCAATCTCTTTACTCTAACAACTAAAAAACTAATCGCTAAGCCCATTAAGATTAAAGCAATATCCATTACCACTAAAATAAAAGTTAAAACCCAGAGATCATCCATTTCTCTCTCCCCTATTTCTTCTTCAGTAAAATAACCTCATCTACCTTGTCATTATCATCATAACTCACTTCATAAGCAATCTCCTGCCCGTCAAAAATAGACTCAGCCGGCGTGCCCACAACCTCCCATAATCCTAATGTAAATACATCAGCTGCACCGTGAAATACAGCCCTGCCTGCCTTCACACCAGTACTATACCCCTGCGTAAAAGAAAAAATGTCATATCTTATGCCGTCCCTCACCTCACTCGAAATCGGATTGCCAAACTCAACAAGCAGCATCTTCCTCGGCATGCCCTTAACCAATAAATTCACATCCTTCTTTGCCGGCTGCTTAGCAGCCATCATAACAGCACAACCATTTAAAATAAAAGCCATACATACTCCCACTCCTATCAAAGCTAATCTCTTCTTCATCTCTTTCTCTCCTTTTTTTATATTCCTATAAATAAACAAAAAACTCATATCCCAATCCTTGTCTTGTAATCCACAAAGTCTATCAACTTCTTGATCTTAATAGCATGCTCACGTGCTTCTCTCCTCAATTCTTTTAACATAACCCGTACTTCCTGATAATCACTATAACTTAATCTCGCACTATTATTGTTATCTTTCTCTTTCTTAATAATTTCATTTTCCACTCTCTTTGTCTCCTTATTTAATAACCCGTTCATATTAAACCACCACCAAAACTTGTTCTGTAAGCCTATATCATACCAATCTTGCTCACTCTTCATCCCTCCTTATTCTCCTCCTTTGTCTTAGTGATCTTAATCTCATAATCCCCTAACTTAAACTTCTTCCTGACTTCTGCCCGTAATCTATACTCTATAAAAACACCACACTTACTGCATAAAGAATAAAAATAATCCACATCCCAAAATTGTACGGTCTCAAACTCACACAAACCATCCTTCGTCTGCCAGAAATCTATCTTAATGCCGCAGCCAGGACATAAACGCTCAAACTTAACTAAATCAAATCTGCTCATGTCATTCACCACCTTCTTTCCATAACTCTGCATTATACGTGTTAATCATCGGACTGTTAAACTCCAAAAAATCATACAATTCCGCTCTGCCAAACCAGCATCTCCTACAATACGTCCCAATAAAACTCCATCTATCCCCTTTTCTTATATATACAGGAATCCACTTATGACCTAATACTTTACATAATAATTTCATAATTCCCGTACCTCCATTAAAACCTCTCTCACCTCCTCACGACATTCCAAAGCCTCCTGCTCTAATATCAAAGAAGATTCCAATAACCGCTCACTCACTACCTTTACCTCTTTAATACCCTCTTCCAAAGCCTTCATCTGCTCCGTAACTTCCTCCAATACCTGCTCAGTTGTCTTCACCTCATCTTGCTCAATAACACTCTCCCTTACTACATAAATATGCTCCATCCACTCAAATGACTTGTGCCAGTCTGGAAGTTGAATAGAGTTCACGTTTATAGTTATAACAGCCCAACAAAGAATATAACAAACCAAAAGTCCTACTCCCTTTACCCCTGTTTTAATATCTTTATTCATCATCCCTCCTCCTTATATCTTTTTTGTAATCCATTTTTCAAAGATAAAAACATAAATCTCAAATACGCGCTAGGATATCTCCGGTTTACTTATCCACTCAAATGACTTATGCCATCTGGAAAACTCATTGATACAGTGATTAAATCTGCAAGTAAAACCCCTAATATACAAGCTAATATAATAATTATAAACACTAGAATAGTTATTTTATTTTCTTCGTTCATCACTCCTTCTTCTCCTTTTTATCCTTCTTCCTTCTCTCAATATCATTAATTAAATTATTGGCATAATCCCAGTTCATCTCACATAACCAATATACAAAATAAGATAACCAATATATAAAAGAAAAAAGAACATATTCTGTCAACAAAACTAAGCAAAAACAAAAACTCCCTCACCTCAGACTCATTCATCCTCCCCAAAACCTTGTCATCAATAACATAATTTCTATCTTTAACAAGTATGTCTTTCATGCCACCCCCCCCTATCTTTGTACAACATCAGCCTCTAACTTATTCCCGCACCACGGACAATACACAAACTTCTTACCAGAATAACCACCCCAACCATGCAATGCCTTCATAACAGTCCCAGCATTTAACTCGTTAATGTTCTCCTCCCAATCTCTACATTCACATTTCATAAGTCCTCCCAATCTTCACCACATAAATTTAAATGTGTTTCACATAACTTAAATAAATGCTAACTCTTTACCGTTCCATACACAATAAGTACACTCTCTATTATGTAATTCTTTAATAATATCTTTATAATTATTCAAAATATTATAATACCTTATACTTGCTTCTCTTACTTTCTTCATATTATCCATTACTAAATTAAGTAACTTACTCTTCTCTTTACGTATATCTTTCATTTCTTTAGATATAATCATATCTTTTAAATTAAAAGCTGCCCCCTTTACATTATTTATATCAAATAATCTTGAATGTTCAGCATCTAACCCCTCTCTTCTTTTGTTTAAATTATCTTCACTAATTTCTCTATTACGCGCAGCATTAATAGCTAATTGTATCTCAATCTCTAATTCTTCTAAAATACCAATATCTTTTACAGGTTGTAATAATCTTAATCTAATGTTAATTTCATTATCAGGTTTATTACTTTTTATATATTCAACACGTCTTTTATAATCAAAACACCATTCCATAAGCTTATCATGATGTACATGCCAGTAAAATCCAGAATTCATATAACCTCCTATATCAATCCCTCTTTTAATCAATCTCCAACTCTACCTTATTCACTAACTCAAGCAGCTCCCGTTCCTCTAAACTATTCCACTTATTTAATGTATTATTAAAAAAAACCATTAAATCATAACTTAAATTCACACATCGATTAATATTTAAAATAGCCACATCCTTCACTCCCCTGCCATCAACACACCCCGTCTTCACCGGTTGCATGCCGTCATCAGGATCTCCAGTAACCTCCAAAATCGCTATAATATATCTCTTCTTCATAATCTTCTACCTCATCAAAAACTTCCCCATGCTAAATATTACCATTAAACCTAACAATACTATCCCAGTGCCTAAACTAAGCAGTTTAATAACCATTTCTTCCTTTGCTACACCTTTATCATTACTTTCTATGCAACTAGCACACCACACTGCATCACTCCTCCAATAATCCCAAGCCATAACCTGTATGTCTTTTACTTGAATGCCAAACATTCCACACTTTTGACAATGACCTATATACCATTTATCTTTCGCCATTATGTCTACTCCTCTTATCACCCCTTTAACCTTCAATATTTCTTTTAATATCATCTATTTTCATATACACCTTTGTTAATACTTCAATATTCCTCTTTTCAATCATCTCAATCATACAATAATGTACATATAACCAAATCAAAACTCCAATATTAAATATACTTTGAACTATCTCAAATTTCGTCATTATATAACTCCTTTCAAAAGTACAATAGATCCATAGCCCATCCTACGCCTCCGCCCAGATGTCTGCCTGGCAGATTGCTTCTGCTAGCTTACTAGGGGCATAGCTTCCTGATAGAAAATGAACATTTCGATCTCTATTAGTTGTTATTTCATAGGCAGTCAGTACTGTTTCCTTAATTGTTTTCTCAATCTTGCCCTCATCCAACCGGAAAAGGCTATTGATTTCTTCTATAAGGTATTTGCAATATTTTGAATGAGTATAAACCAAATTATCTATATGACAATCCTCTTTAAACAAGCATCCTTTTTGCATATTGCAAATAATCTTTCTCAATTTCTCATTCCTGTTCATCCTGAGCCTCCTTCAACCTAGCCCTGGTTAGCATTTCTTTAATAATCTTTGCAAGTGCTTGTATTTTTGCTTCAATTATTCCGTGTAATTCACCAAGTGTTTTGCCATTAAATTCACGACCGTCAAAATCGTCAACGTCTTTTTCGCAGTCATAAATTAACATATTTAAGACTTCAAGCATTCTATCTTTATTCATCCCGAACCTCCTGTTCACCTTTTAGACATTTATCCCCCATACATTGAGCGCACCAGGCTCCATGGACGAAGCAAACGTTATCCTTTACAAACCCACATTTTTCACACATCTCCATGTCACTCCTCCTTCAACTCTTTTGCGAGTTCTAAACTAACTACCTGATTCTCAATGTTCACAATGATAATGTTTCTCTAACACTTCTTGGATTAGTTCTTTTACTTCATCCCTGTTCATCCTGAGCCTCCTTCTTACATTCAACCCAATGAAGAGTTAGCCCTCTAATAGGCACAAAAAACGAACCTTGCATATTTTTTATAATCCCATCAGCTAGAGTATCCGGCACTTCAATCGTAAGACATGCTTTATCTCTTTTCGTTTCTCGGTCTACCTTTAAAATTTTGTACTCGTTCGAAAAAGACCTTTGCCACGGCAAAATACTAACAACAGAAGTTAAAAATATACTTTTCTCTTCACACTTTTCTTTCATTAACCCCCCCTTATGCAGTTCCGGTCTACACTGACCGCACATGCAGTCTTTTAAATGCGTATCTCCAAGTTCAGTCATCCTGAGCCTCCTTCAATTGCTTTCTATACACGTTACACAACCAGTCCCTCTACAGGCTGGGCATTGTTTTGAAGTGTTTGTTGATATTCCTATTTCCAACACCCTTCCTGTACCATTACAACTAGGACAAATTATGGGATATGTTCTCATGCTTCCTCCTCCTTAATATACTCAAATGGTCTTTTTTCTCCAAGCATTCTCATTGAAGCGTTGCCTGCGCTTTGAGAATTATCACATTCTGGGCAACCAGAAATGTAAGAAAATTGAAAGAAATCCCGCCTCTTTCTAAATTCTGTTTCTTCCCCGATAAAATTACATTTATTGCATTTTACTTTCATCCTGAGCCTCCTCATATAGCAATGTTCCTTTCGGTGTTCTCCCTGTGTAAACAAATTTAACTTTCTCGTGATTGTTTTTAGTAAAGTGGTTCATGTTTTCGTCACAGTACATAAAGGTATGTATAAAACATCCAGTTTGCACTGCAACGTAAATCTCCTTTTTCCACTCTTCAATGCTTTCATTTTTAAAAAACCCTTTTCTATCCTTTAGTCGTATTCTCATCCTGCGCCTCCTGTCCCCTGTTCATCCCTCCTCCTTATTTTTTTGGGGTTAATGAAAAGTCTGGAATATAGCCATTCTCATCGTAATACTTTAAAAGCTCATTATAAAAATATTCCCTACCTTTTTCTGCTTCTGGGGTAACTTTAAATGCCTTGTCAAGTTCCGTATTTATTGCATCTCTTAACTCGTTAGGGACTATACATATCATCCCGCCTCTGTTAGTATGTAAATATCCCCACAATTTATTCATCCTGCGCCTCCTTCAATAACCCGTTTTTCTTGAGGTAAAGCCACATTTTAGCTCTGGCGTTTGCCTCTGTATTTGTCCTAGTAATAGTCCATAAATCTCGATTGTTTAAACCACATGGAAAAGGCGTTCCAAAATGTAAGCTGCAAGCATACCTCTCTCTCGTTTTCCCTGATACAATCCCAAAGGGCAATCTCTCCCCAAGCTCCGCAACTGTGGGGGCAGTACACCATTGGTTTCTAATATTTAATACAGCCTCAGCAGCAGTGGCACACTGCCCAAGTTTTAAATGCCAGCTATTATCATTGTATATTTGCCACCACCAAACACCCTCCTGCGGATACCCGTTCTCCTTCAACTCTTTTGCGAGTTCTAAACTAACTACCTGAGTCTCAATGTTCATTCCAGCACCTCCTTTTTAATCTTTGTACGGATAATTGCTGGCCTTGCCCACTCACGCTGAAATCTTTCCCACTCTTTGTCATATATCTTGCTAGTTGAGGGTTGATATAGCTGCGCAAATGGCATGCACCCAATTCTCAAAACTTCGTATAATCGTTCCGTTTCTTCAGCAATATCTTTGCCGATTAAAACATAACAGTAGATTTTATTCCTGTTAAAACCTCCAGTTGACAATAAAGATACTGCCCTGGCTAAAGAGGGTAGCGCATTATGAGAATCACAAGCCAACCATAATGTTTTAATCCTTAACGATCTCAACCAATCAACAACATTAGGCGTAATAAGTGCTGATTGTAAACCACCTTTGAACTCAATCTCTCTTTGTGTTTTGAGCATTTGTGAAACTTTTCTTAAATGTTCCCAAGAGCAAGCAAGGATATTATTATCCTGCACAATATTCCCTGCTGGGAAATCATCAAGTTCTTTTAAGTCCTGCTTAACTAAGCAAAATTCGCAATCATTGGGGCATCCACGAGAGGTAATTGTAACCCCTTTTTTTAAATACATACCAGCAATAAATGGTTCCCTGGATTCTCCGTCTATTGCTGGGCCGCCTATCTTTACGTTATCATGCTTTAGTTCCCATGCTTCTTTCCATTCATAGGCTCTTTCTATATCCCACGTAAAGGTAACAGAAATATGAATTTCGTCATATTCATATTTCTCAACCCACCATGGAAAGCATCCAAAGTAAATACCTTCGCCTGTCGGACTCATCGAAGTTTTTGTAGGGAATACACGCGCTATCTTCATTTCAACACCTCTTCCACCGCGTTCATTCCAGAATATCCTCCAGATGTGATTTTTCACGCTCTAATTTTGCTAGTTGTTTGTTTACTTCCACCCATCTTGGAGAAGCTCTATTTAACTTCCTCTCTTTAGCTTCCTTTCTTCTGCAAATCAAACAACCTAAAGAGGCATGCTTTACACAAACCCCAGGGTCTCCCCATTTAGAGTAAGGTGGCATATAAACTATGTCTATTAGGTTCATTTCCCCTCTCCTCCCCATTTTGCAAAACCATTTTTATGCTTTCATTAGCCTTCTATATATGCGATGTGAAGGATATCGTGGGTCTGGTGCTTTTTCTCCGACTCTTGTTGCCTTAACCCAGATTGGTTCATCTCTCCATCCATCTCTACACATATCAACTTCATCTCCGTCTTGTATAATATCGCCTTTTTTTAGGTAATAATATTTCATGTCTCCTCCCTTCTTACCTTCTTGACCATGAGGGCGTGGATTGCTTCCATGCGTTCACTAGAATCGTTCATAGTTCCACCATGCCTGAATCCTTCGTCTTTCCTATGCCCAGGTTTGAATCTTTTGCTAGCTTGCTCCCAGCGTACTCTTTCGTATTCTTTTAGCAGTTCTTTAATTGTTGGCAAACACTGCTCAAGGGCTTGAAGGGCTTGAGCATATATATCAGTACAGCCAATTTTGCTTTTTAAACCTAAGCTCTCCAGTTCCCCTCTTTCTCGGTAGAACTTGTCAAAAACCTCACGTGCGTTCATAGCTTCCCTCCAATTAACCCTCTAACCCTGCAAGACTGCATCAAGTATCATTCTCTCAGCAACTATTTTAAATTCTACTTTTCTGCATATTTCTATGTATCCTTCTCCCGTTGCAACATTGTTGCCTTCCTTGTCTTTATCTAAATATATTGCCACTTCACCAGTAGTTAAGATTTCAGAAGATAACACGAAACCATTATTTTCTAGCTCTGCGTACTTGTTGAAAACAGCCATCTTCCTTGTAGGAAAGGTCTCCCAATCAAAACCACGTTTTAACCTTGATGAGTAATTCTTGAAATTTATTAACGTTCCGATTACTTCAAACCCATTTCCAACACAAAAACTGCACGGGGGCGCAATGTGGCAAGAACAACATAGCTCACCATCGATACAAGAACAATCATCGCATCTGTCTGTTTCAAGGTGCGCACAAAAATCGCATTTTTTAACATAATTACCCCGTCCAGTTGCCAGTAGCATGTCGTACATGTCATCCCCAGTATATAAAACTGACCCCCCTTTAAACTTATGTATGCTCATTTCTCCTCCCCCCTTACCTTCTTGACCATGAGGTCGTGGATTGCTTCCATTCTTTCTTTCGTATTGTAAACTGACTTGCCGGAAAAACTTTTCTTCGTTTGCTCCCAGCGAGCCTTTTCATATGCCTTTGTCATCTCGTCTATGGTCGGCAAGCACTTCTCAAGGTCTTGGAAGGCATGATTTAAGTCTGGCTCCTTTCTATACTCTCGTAACCCACCTGAATGTGCACATTCCCATAAGCGATCCAAAACTTCTCGTACGTTCATTTCAGTGCCTCCGTGGCGGCTTTATTACCAACTCAGTACCGCCTTGAAATTGCATTCTTGCAAACCAAGAATAAATATTCTCATCCGTTGCTTCTTCCCAATTACAATTTGTGCATTCATATCCCCCGTTATGTATAGAATGAGCAAGATCAGTGCTTTTGCAGTTAGGACAGCACCATTCAGAATTAAAGTTCATTGAACTTTGAGTTATCTTTGTCATTTTAGTATCTCCTCCGCGTTCATTTCAGCACCTCCTCCACGTGCTTTTTGCAGTCAGCACATCCTTCGTTGTATATTTCCCCATATCTAAATATGAGTTCCTTTTTCGGCCAATCATCAAGCAAAAGGGCGCGGAGGTCTTTAAGAAACAAGTCAACATCAATTTCCGTATACCATTTCTTGTGAGGATTATTCCTCATATCGTAAACTGATTCCATAAATTCTTTTATAAACTTCCGTGCGCTCTTTGGGTTCATTCCGCCTCCTCTCCTCGTTTACCGGCATAGAGTACAAAAGGTACTCTGCAGTTATCTCCAACGTGAATAAACATAGAGCACCCCGCTGGAATAAATATATTGAGAATTCTTTTTATAAGCTGATTATCAAGATGCCCGGAATTAAAAAGAATATGTACATCCATCACAGGACATCCGAAACCCCGGCCATCATCTTTATCATTCCAGTGAACGCAAGAATAACAATAGCTTTCTTTGAAGCTTTCTCCTTCTGAACTATTTGAAAAATAAGCCATTATAAATCCTCTTTTTTTTTAAACCGCAAGCAGTTGTATCTCTACTTAATAAATCGCCGCATGGCCGAATCCCCCACCCCAGACAACCTGACGCTAACCACGCCACCTGCGGCTGTGTTTTTTTATAGGATGTCAACATAATCCACTATAGTAACCTCCTTCGGATAAACTTGTTTCATAGAAGAAAGAACTAAATTATTTATCTCTTCTTCGTCTAGCGCAGGTTCATCCCCAAAATTAGTTATATCTGTAAACTCAACAAAAATATCCATTAGTTTTACAACCCGTTTAAATAACGTATACCAACGGTGTTTATCCCTGCCATATTCTTTAAGAGATTTCTGCTCTCTGAGAAGTT